GACGGGCGCTGGCGTGGTCGGTGGCGGGGCAGCGCATTTGGCTCTGTACGGTGCTGGCCACCTACGGCTCGGCGCCGCGGGCGCCGGGTTCGCTGCTGGCGGTGAACGCCGCTGGGCAGTGGATTGGGTCGTTGTCGGGTGGTTGCGTCGAGGAAGACTTTCTCGAACGCGTCGCCGAAGGTGCGTTTTTCGCTGCGGTCAACGTGGTGCGCTACGGCGCAGGGGACGATCCGCGCTCGCGGGTCAGCCTGCCCTGCGGCGGCATTCTCGATGTATTGGTTGAGAAGTTCGAGCCTGACTGCGAGGTGCAGGCGCACCTACGTGAAGTGGAGTCGGCGCTGCTCGGGCAGCGCCGCTTGATTCGCCAAGTCGACCTGGCCAGCGGGGCGCGCAGCCTGGTCGCTGATTGTGAGCAGGGCGTGCGCATCGAGCGTGACAGTGAGCGGGTGCGCATCCGCGTCGGTGCGGCTCAGCGTTTATTGCTGGCTGGGTACTCCAGCGTGGCGCAGGCGTGTGCCGAGTTTGCAGTCGGCCTTGGGTTTGAAGTGATTCTCTGCGACCCACGTGATGAAGTGCTCGAAGGCGTGGTGCTCAATGGCGTGGAGATTCGTCGCCAGTTGCCGTCGGTGTTTATTGCCGACGGCGGCTGTCACCGTGATACGGCGGTGGTTGCGCTGACGCATGACCCGCGTATCGACGATCTGGCGATGATGGAAGCGGTGCGTACCGACGCGTTCTACATTGGCGTGATGGGGTCGTTGCAGACCTCGCAGAAGCGCTTTGAGCGACTGCGCCGCATCGGTGGGTTGGGGGAGCCTGAACTGGCGCGGATACACGCGCCTATCGGGCTTAACCTGGGCAGCAGGACGCCGTCGGAAATTGCGTTGGCGGTATTGGCGGATATCGTACGGATTCGTAGCGGGATTGCTCGCGACCAGCTCTGAGCGCATCTTTGCTTGAAGGCTTGATGTAAATGTGGCGAGGGAGCTTGCTCCCGCTGGAGTGCGTAGCGCTCCCAGGCTTTTGGGGCCGCTTCGCAGCCCAGCGGGAGCAAGCTCCCTCGCCACAGTCTGCCTGTGTTTACATCCCGAATTTATCCCGCAACCCGTAGTACCAAGCCCCCAGCGCCGCAAACGGCGTGCGCAACATTTGCCCACCCGGGAACGGGTAATGCGGCAAGCCCGCAAACGCATCAAAACGCTCAGCCTGACCTCGCAAGGCCTCCGCCAGTACTTTGCCTGCCAAGTGCGTGTACGTCACGCCATGACCGCTACAGCCCTGGGAGTAATAGATGTTGTCACCCAGGCGGCCGACCTGCGGCAAACGCGATAGGGTGAGCAGGAAATTGCCGGTCCAGGCGTAGTCGATCTTCACGTTCTTCAGTTGCGGAAAGGCCTTGAGCATTTTCGGTCGGATGATCGCTTCGATATTCGCCGGGTCCCGCGCGCCATAGACCACGCCGCCGCCGAAGATCAGGCGCTTGTCGCTGGTGAGGCGGTAGTAGTCGAGCAGGTAGTTGCAGTCCTCGACACAGTAATCCTGTGGCAATAAAGTCTTGGCTACTTCATCGCCCAGTGGCGCCGTGGTGATCACTTGGGTGCCGCACGGCATCGACTTGGCCGCTAGCTCCGGCACCAGATTGCCCAGGTAAGCGTTCCCCGCGACGATAATGAATTTGGCCCTGACCCTGCCTTCGGCGGTGTGTACCACCGGATTGGCACCGCGCTCAATGCGCACCGCTGCCGATTGCTCATAGATCGTGCCGCCCAGGGATTCCACAGCCGCGGCTTCACCGAGCGCCAGGTTGAGCGGGTGGATATGGCCACCGCTCATGTCCAGCAAACCCCCCACATAGTTGTCACAGGCCACCACCTCGCGGATGCGGCGCTCGTTCAGCAACTCCAGTTGCGTATGGCCGTAGCGCTCCCACAGACGCTTTTGCGACTCCAGGTGGCCCATGTGCTTGCTGTTGAGGGCGGCGAACACGCCACCGTCCTTCAAGTCGCACTGGATCTGATACTTGGCCACGCGCTCACGGATGATCCTGCCGCCTTCAAACGCCATCTGCCCCAACAACTGCGCCTGGTGAGGCCCGACGCTGCGCTCGATCACGTCGATATCGCGGCTGTAACTATTGACGATCTGCCCACCGTTGCGGCCCGAGGCACCAAAACCGACCTTGGCGGCTTCCAGCACCGTAACGCGAAAGCCGCTCTCCAGCAAAAACAGCGCACTGGAAAGCCCAGTATAGCCGGCCCCGATCACGCACACATCGGTCTCGACTTCACCTTGCAACACAGGACGGGGCGGAACTGCATTCGCGGAAGCGGCGTAATACGACTGGGGGTAGGGGGTGTTCGCCATCCTGGAACCTCTGTTTTATATTTTTTACGAGTGCGCCGATCCTACCTGAGTTGAAAATTGCCTGCCAGCCACCCGAAAATCACGGGTGTACCCGGCGCAAATAAAAAATTCGCATATTCATAGGGTTAGCTGCAAAAAAGATGTTGACACCCCTTCGGAATTCCGTAGAATGCCGCCTCACAGCAGGCACGTAGCTCAGTTGGTTAGAGCACCACCTTGACATGGTGGGGGTCGTTGGTTCGAGTCCAATCGCGCCTACCAAACAAAATCCGCTCTGCTGGGCGGTCTAGAGGGGTCATCGGAAACGGTGACCCCTTTTTGCTTTCTGCGATTTGCAAAACTTTTGCAAAACTTTTGCAAAACCCCCACCTCAAAACGCCAACTCGGCGCCCACCTCGACATACTCGATCTTCTTTTCGTCGTGCCCCTCCTGATAATGCTTCGTCATCTTCTCGTCCGCATGGCCCATGAGCGCCTGGATGTACTCCTGTGGGAAGTTCTGTTGCTCGTACAGCCAGGCACCCAATGCGCGGATCTCGTGAAAAGTGGGGCGCTCTCCGGCCGGCACGTGGTCATAGGCGTGCGCTGCGTCCCTGGCCTTGCTGAACTCCTTGGTCAGGTAGTCCGGCGTTACCGATGTCCAGTGATCCTTGGCGTCTATCTGCTCCCGCCTGCGGGCTTTGGGCTTGTAGTGGATCAGGTAGGGCGAGGCGAGCGGTGATCGCAGGCACTCTCCGACCACCTCCCGCAGCGTTGCGCCCATGGTGATCTTCAGGTGTACCGGGTTGTCGTAACCCTGGGTTTTCCCTGGCGACACCGTGAGCGTGTTCTTTTCCATGTCCGCAGCAGACTTCAGCCAGGTGACGATGTCGTCCCGGCGCTGAAGGCTGGCCAGGGCCAGGCGGATTGCCCGCTTTAGCCATGGCGGCGTTGTTGCGGCATTGATGATCACCTTCAACCCGTCGAGCGTGTGACGCTGGCGCTTTTTCTCAGCCTCCTTCTTCACCAGGGTAAGTTCGGCGTTGTTGCGTTCGGCCAGGCCCTTGGCCACTGCGAACGCGAATATCTGCACCCACAGCCCGCGGTGCTTCGTGTAGGCGTTGTTGCTGAAGTTATCCAGGTACTCGGCCATGGCCAGCACATCTAACTGGCCTATCAATCGGTCGCCCAGGTCCTGCCGGTACCGCTCGAGCTTGAACTTGATCTCCTCTAGGGTGCGGGCGGCGTATGAGCGGTGCGGCAACCAATCTTCTTCGAAGCGCGTCAGCAGGTTGCTCACGATCGGTAGTCGGTCGCCGGTCAACACCGACAGCAGCGAGCCGTCATCTACGACCAGCTCGGCCATTTTGAGGTTGGCTGCCCGGGCCAGCTTGATTGCCTCCTCCAGAGGGCGGTTGATGCTGGTCATCACGCCCGTGACCGGGTTGCGGTACCGCCAGTACTTCCCGTTCGGGTAAAGGTTTGGCGGCAGCTTCCTGTTTTGCAGCGTGCGGGGACGGGCAGCCATCACCCAATCTCCAGCATCTTGGCCAGCAGAGGATCACTCGACCCCATGACCGCCGCCTGCACGTCGACGAAATACATCCCGCCCTTTACCTCTCCAATCACTTCGCCTTCCTCAATCCATTTCTTCAACTGCTGCAGGCTCGGCTTTCCACCGACGTACCGCAACTTCCTGTATTCGCCGGCCTCCATGAGGCGCGGCAGCTTGACCGTAATTTGCGCCAGGACTTTTGCCATACCTACCTCCCGTCCACCGTGGGCCGCGCTGTCTTGATGATGTGGATTGCCAGGCCAAAACTGATCAGCAGCCAGGCGCATGTTCCGGCGAAGGCGTAGAGCAGTGCCTCGTTGGTGCCTGTGCCAACAAGGTCAGGCCCAGCCCAGAAGAACCAGCCGAGGGTTCCTACCAGGTACAACATGGCGCCCAGTACAGTCAGGGTGAGTTTCATAGCGAACATGGGGTGTCCTTGCCGCGCTGGGCGGCAGAAGGTGGGTCAGGATTTACTCGTCGTCGGAATCAGTATCGTCATCCCCGTCATGGCTGACGCTGATGGGTAGCTTTCCAAGACGCTCCACCGCCAGGACGAGCCCTATGCGCAAGCCCTTGGCCATATCTTTTGTCAGCATGATCTCGACAGGATCATCGGTACCGAGCTGAAGGGTCACGCCTTCTTTGGCGTTGTCGGTAATAAGCTGAAGTTGATCGGTCTTCCGCTTATGCCAGGCAAGCAGCGCTTCGATCATCTCGCCGACCTCCTGCGGTGCGCCTACTGAGCCCTCCAGCGCGCCTTTGACGAGTTTCTCCAGCTCCAATTTTTCATCTTCGGCGCGCTCGAGCTGGTCTTCGGCGGCGAACGGCCCGCCCACCATCGACCAGCTGCTGGCGAATACCTGGGCTTGTTCCATGATGGCTTTAACAGTTTTCTCAGACATGCGAATACCTCGCCCGCCGCTCACCGGCAGGCATGTAGGGGGATTGGGGGTTAGGGCTGAGGGTTACGGTTTCCAGCTTTTGCCAACGCGAAAAACCATCATCAGGTTGTGGTGGAGAGGTACTTTGAGCACGTGGTCGAAAAACTCGCCCTTGCCGGTGATGAACCCCGTAGGCACCTTGCTTTCAGCGGTACCGAATTCCCGCCAACATTCTTCGCCACCGTTCTTTTCCCAGTAGGCGTGTTCGCGTTTCGGAATCTCATCGTAGGTTTTATAAAACACAGAGTGATCGGGGATATCACAGATGCGGCGCCATGCGGGATGGCGCTTGCACCAGTCGACAGCATGCTGAGAGGCCTGCTCGGTAGAATAAAATTCTTTGGCGTTCTGTTCGGTCACGGCCTGGGCCCTCGGTAGATGAAGACGTAGGCGAACCAGAGGGTGGCGATCATGGCGTCACCCGCTGGCCGAGCATCACGTCGGCGACAATTTCCCAGAGTTGGGCCGGTGACCACTGGTACCGGTCGAAGTCGGTGTCCGGCTGTACGCCGTAGACGCACGTAGAGTGGGCGCCGGCCGGATACTCGCCGCGCTTCGCCATGATCGTGGCGACTCGTCCATCGCCGCCGGGTTCGGTTTTCGCTTCTGTCCACGACTAGCCGACGTCGGTGGCACGCGCTTCTGGCGTACGCGCCCAGACGCGGATTACGGCAAACTCAACGGACTCGCTCGCCAATCGGTCAAGCTCGACCTGATAGCCGAGCACTGGGACGACTTACTGCGCCTGGCCGTATCACTCAAGCTCGGCCGAGTGCCGGCAACCGGTATTATGCGCACACTGCAAACGGGGGATCGTCCGACTCGCCTGGCTCAGGCGTTGGCAGAGTTCGGGCGGATCGAGAAAACCCTGCATACGCTAACTACATCGATGATGAGTCCAAACGTCGGGCCACCCTGACCCAGCTGAATCGCGGTGAGGGTCGGCATAGCCTGGCCCGCACTGTGTTCCATGGGAAACGCGGCGAACTTCGCCAGCGCTACCGCGAAGGCCAGGAGGATCAACTCGGCGCCTTGGGCCTGGTGGTGAACATCATTGTGCTGTGGAACACCCTCTATATGACGGCCGCCGTAGAGCGATTAAAGCAGCACGGCTACCCGGTACTGGACGAGGATCTCGCTCGGCTGTCACCGCTGATCTACGGACATATCAATATGCTGGGACGGTACTCCTTCGCGGTACCGGATGAGGTCGCCCGAGGTGAGCTGCGGCCACTACGTAATCCAGACGACGATCAGTGACACTTCTTCGGTGAACGGTCGGCTACCGGGTTGAAGGAGCCCCCTTTGTGTGAGCCAAGCCACTTGGACTAAGTGGCCTTGCTCGAGGACATTACTTCTTTATGGAGCTGGCCGCTTCATCAATAAACGCGGCCACTTCGGCGGATTTTGACGCCAAAGAGGCGTGACTCGCATCCAGGGTGATGACCTTTTTAGCGTTCATGCGCTTGGCCATGCGCGCCTGGTTGTCCGGGTGGATCATGTGGTCCTGGCTGGAGATCTGGTACCAGGACGGTTTGTTTTTCCAGGCCGGGTTGCTGATGGCGTCACCAAAGGTGCTTGCCAACGGGGCTTTCTGGGTGATGCCCATGATTTGCCCTTCTTCCAGCGGCAGGTCCTGGCAAAAGCTTTCGTGGAACAACTCGGGCTTGACCCACAGGTAGCCGTCACTGTCGGGAGCCAGGTTCGGTGCTGCCTTGGGCAAATGTTCCTGGGTAATCCCGCCTGGGCTTTCGCCCGCGTCCGGAGCAAAGGCGGCAATGAACACCAACCCTTGGACATTGGGCTCGTTGCCCGCCTGGGTGATCACAGCACCGCCATAGGAGTGGCCGACCAACAAGACCGGCCCCTTGATCTGGGCCACCATCTTGCGGGTGCGCTCGGCGTCGTCGGCCAGCGAGGCCAGAGGAATTTCTACCGCGTGAAGATCCGTGTAACCCTTTTTATGCAGCAGGGCGATCACTCTGTTCCAGTGCGCCGCACCGCCCCAAAAACCATGTACGAGGACAATTGCCGGTTTTTCATTCATCGGGTGACTTCCTGTGTATTGAGTAAGTTGGGCTGACGGCCCTCACTTCACACGACCGCAGCCGTGCTCAGTGTCCACTCATCACTGAAGATGTTCACCCGTAAAACGCCGAACGGTCATGGTTTATGGGTGAGGTCGCCCGAGGTGAGCTGCGGCCACTGCGTAATTCAGACGACGATTAGTGACATCTCTTCAGTGAAAAGCCGCCTCCAGGATCTCCGAGCTTAAGTGCACTTTCTGTTCTATTGCTCCCCACCCCCCAACTTGAAGCCGTTCTCCTGGGCGATCAGTGTCACGCGCTTGATGTGCATCCCCAGGTTCTTTGCAGCAACGCTGGCCACGACGCCCTTGGCTGCTTCGGCGCGTACGGCGGGTGCAAGCTTGTCGCGTTCTTTGCGCAGGCGCTCGTGGTGTGCCGTGGTGCCGTTGTAGGGACCGTCAACACCAACGCCGCTTGGGATGACCTGGGCTTTCTTGCCAGAGCCGAAGAACGCTTCCAGCTGCTGGTTCAGCTCGTCGATGATCGAGCACCGTGGATCCGGCATTGGTTCGCCGATCATGGCTGCACACCGTAATAGGCGAACAGCACAAGCAGCGCCGAGAAGCCGGCCGTCCAGCGAACCATCCGCCAACCGAAGCGCTTCGACGTAGCCTTGGCCGCATTGAAGAAGTCAGCGTTGCGCTCGAGCTGATCGGCGTACTGACATGCTCCGTCGTGACCGGTGCGTGCGCCGCGGGAAACGCCGGTGGAGCGCTCTACCACATCGAACAGGTTCTTGCCGAGCGGGACCACGTTGAAGCGCGGCACCTTCACTGGCTGGTCGCGACCGATCTTCATGTACATCTCCGAAGTGGAAAGCGAAACACGTTCCCGCAGGGCCTGCAGAACGGCTTGGCTTTGTTGGATGGCTGGGTTCATGCCGACTCCTTGGTTGTGGTTGCGTTTATTCGTCAGCACCCTGACCGCCTGGTATGTGCCGGTGGGCCCAGGGGAGGGTGCTGACGGGTAAAGGCCAGTCGTAAAAAAGCCCAGTCGAAACCGGGCTTTCAGTGCGCTTCGTAGACCTCCCTACGTCACGCGGTAGGCGCCTTGGCGTCTAGGGTTCGTTGTGGTTCACATGGCTGCCAATCCTCCGTTCTGGGTGGGTTGAATGCAGGTGGCCAGCGGCTGCTGGGTTGTCGTCCGCATCCCAAAGCCCACTCAGCGAATGGGCAGAGGCGATGCTTATTCGGCCTGCAGCGCTTCGATTGCCTGGCGGTAGTCGGCAGCGTTAGAGCGGTTGGTAGCGGCACTTTCGTGTTCGCCTTCGCGCTCCTGGATGGCTGCGTTGTTTTCGCAGTTGGATGCGTGGGTTTCGAGCTGGGAGATTGCTGTTGCGTGCTTCATGATGGATGCCTCTGGTGGTTGAATTAGGCGAGCAACACGGGTTGTTCGGCCCGGCGCACCATCCGCACCTGGGCCGTACGGCGTTCCGGTACTCGGCGATCACGACGCATTGAGTCGTCGCCGATCATTGCGTGCATGGCGATCAGGCTGGCCAGGACGAAGCACATCGGCGAGATGATCTGCCGGCGCATGGCTTCGGCGACCGCCGCTGTCTGGCGGGTCACGCCAAGCTTGAACATGGCGCAGGAAAGACGCTTGGCCACGGTGCAGGCCGCCACGTCGAACTGGCGGGCAATCTCTTTTGCTGTCTTGCCCTGGGCGGTGCCCAGCAGGTACTGAACTTCCTTTGGCGCAAGGCCTCGTCCGAGATGACCCTTCCATGCGCCGCTGACGATTGTTGCTTCCATCAATGTGACTCCCGGTTGTTTTCCCGTCTGGCCCTGTTGCCAAGGCCAGCCAGTGAAATCTTCCGTTCTTTTTAAAGAGCTTGGTCCAGTCGGTCCCGCTTTCCGGGGCTGGGAGATCACTTCGCTGATCCCGTGCTATCTGGCGGCTTCACCAGTCGTTTGATAACCTAAGTTATGGATCGAATGATAACTCAGGTTGGTCGCGTGTCAATAACCTAAGTTATTAAATTTTCGATGGGCGAAAAAAAACCTGCTCAGCGGCAGGCTTCTTTTGCTTCGGAGAGCTATCGGAACACTGACTTCGCCAGCTTCCCATCGATCACGGTGCCCACGACTTCCCAGGTGTCGTCCATTGGAGTCGTCGGAAATGAAGGGTTAAGCGGTTTCAGGTAATAGCGGCCGGAGTCGCGAATGAATTGCTTAAAGGTCGCCTCATCTGTATCAATCATTCGAGCCACAACGTATTGCCCATTTTCAGGCTCTACGTCCGGCGCCACTAAAATGACCATGCCTTCCTGAAAGACCGGCGTCATGGACGGCCCGACTACCCTCAGCCAAAACCCATTTTCGCCCGCCCACGCCTCAGAAGCGTGTCTCTCACAATCCGCCAGATTTAGTTCCTGCACAGACTCCTTAGCAGCTCCCGCTTGCACCCAGCTAATTTCTGGGTATTCGAATGATCGGCGCGGTTGGGGCGCGAGGCTGACGTTGGATTCATAACGGTCAGTTGCTGCTTTTGAGGGAGAAACACCACTCATCAGCCATTCAGCAGATACCCCAAGCGCCCTGGCGATGTCGACAAGTTTCTTGGATGTCTGATTTCTGCCGCTCTCCAGATGCTGAATCGTCACCTGGCTTACGCCCGATCTTTCGGCCAGTTGCTGCTGGCTAAGGTCCAGCTTCAAGCGCCGGGTGAGGATGCGGTCTTTGAGATTTTCGGTTCTGTTTTCCATGCCAAGCAGATTAAAACATGTGTTATTGCTCATCAAATAACATGTGTTGGTCTTGTTCATAACTTAGGTTATCATTCCTTCCGCGACCCATTGAGGCAGCTGACATGCCAAACAAAGAAAGACCTATCGACGAAGTGGTGAAGCTGGCTGGTGGGCAGGCAGAGCTTGCACGTCGATGCAGCACCAGCCAGCCGCGTATTTGGCAATGCGTTCACCGCAACAAACGCATCCCTGCCGATCTCGTCATTCCGTTCGAGAGGGCCGTTGGCGGAAAGGTAACGCGTCACGATATGAGGCCTGACCTTTATCCAAACGAAGAGCTTGCTGGCTGAGAGGATTCTCCATTAGCAGCACGCGTGACGGTAGAGATTCTGGATCAGCTGTTAATTCATACAGTGCATAGGAAGGGAAGAGAGATGGCAGACAAAAAAAATTTGAAGGGGGCTCTGCTCAAAGCGGATGAGCAAAGCCGTAAAGCTTTCTACGTCGAAATGCTCAGTCTTGGTTCGGTGAAACGCGAATGTGATTCAGGGCCTTCACGTAGTTCTCGAGGCCGCTAATGACTTCGTCTGGAACAGGCAGGTACGCGAGGGTCAATCTCGCAGTGGCGATCTCGACATCGAACTCTCGTATAGCGTCCGCTCGGAGATCAAGCGGTAGCGACCTGAGCACTCCCAAGAGCAGCGCCTGGGTAGCAATGATCTCTCCCTTCTGCTCGTTGAGTTTGTCGATGATTTTATCGGTTACATCAGTCATGTCCGGTCTCCGTGACCTTTTCGTGTGGAAGCAAAAAGCTACCACGGATGCACCGGACACCCATAACGCCTGAATCGCAGGCACAAAAAAGCCGGGCTGCAACCCGGCTCTTTCAACAACTTGTAAAACACAGTGGGGCCATTATGAACACACTTGTTGCTCCAAGCAATACCGTCACCATGTCGAGCCGGGAGATCGCAGATCTCACTGGCAAGCAACACAAGGACGTCATTCGTGATATCCGCGTGATGCGTGACGCCCTTCAGAAAGATGGCGCAACTTTGCTCCATCTTCAGGAAGAGAAGGATGGGCGTGGCTACACCGCCGAGTTCCTACTCGACCGTATCCTGACTGAAACCCTGCTGACCGGTTACAGCATTCCGCTCCGTCATCGTGTCGTGACACGTCTTGGCGAACTAGAAAGCGTGTCGCGACACGTAGCTATTCCTCAAACCCTTCCAGACGCGCTGCGTCTCGCGGCAGACCTGGCCGAAAAGAACGGTGAGCTACAGCGCCTGGTTTCAGTCCAGGCGCCAAAGGTTGCGGCTATCAAGCGTTTGGCAGCCGCTGGTGGAGCAATATGCATCACTGACGCGGCCAAACAGCTTGGCATTGCACCATCTCGGCTCTTTGCATGGCTCGAACAGAATCGTTGGATATTCCGCCGCCATGGATGCAAGCGCTGGGTTGCGTACCAGCCGCGCATCACTTCCGGACATATGACCCATAAGGTCACTGCCCTGAAGCCTGATCCAGAGACCGGCCTAGAGCGCGCCGCCTTCGATCCAATGATCACCCCAAAGGGGCTCACACGCCTCGCTGAACTTCTGCAGGAGGCCGCGTAATGGCCGGCGACTGGATCAAATTCGAACTCACCACCTTGGACAAGCCCGAGGTCTGCCAGATCGCTGACCTGGCCGATATCGACCCCGATGCTGTAGTCGGAAAGCTGATGCGCGTATGGGGCTGGTTCGACCAACAAACAGAAAATGGTAACGCTCCAAGCGTTAGCAAAAAGTTACTTGATCGTCTGGTTGGCGTTATCGGTTTCTGCGAACACATGAAATCGGTGGCCTGGATGATCGAGGTGGACGGTGTTATCAGCCTTCCTCATTTCGACCGACACAACGGCAAGACCGCTAAAAACAGGCTTCTCACGGCAAAGCGTGTGGCAAACCACAAGGCAAGTAACGCAAAAGGTAACGGTGCAAGCGTTAGCGGTGCGTTACCTAAAGAAGAGAAGAGAAGAGAAGATCAAAACCCTATCTCTGCGCAGGAGGCTGTCGACCCCCGAATGCCGAGCGAGATGACGCTCGACTGGGTGCCGGACGAAAAGTTACTGACCACCTACGCATTCCACCGTGGCCTGCCACTCGATCTGTTCACCGAAGAGGTGCGCATCGCGTTCACTGCTCACTACGAACCTCAACACCAAGTAAATACCCAGGCCGAATGGGTGAGCATGTTGGTCAAGTGGGTGAACAACGACAAGGTTCGCGCTGCAGCGAACAACGTCACGCCCATTCGACAGAAGGCCGTACCAGCGTCTGAGTTCGACGATGACAGCACTGACTGGCAGAACGGGGTGCAATCGTGATGAAGCAGGTATCCGTCGTAACCCAGGGCCTTTGGGCCAACCCCAAGGCAGGCGAATTTATCTCGGCAGACGAAAGCGCTTCGCCTCAGGACGAAGGGCGCCGCCAAATGGCCTCCGCAATCAACGACCTATTCACTGAGCTTCGCCTTATCCGCTCAGCCTGGCGCCAGGCATGGCCCGATAAGGAGACCTACCGGGCTGCGAAGGTCCAGTGGATGCAGGCGTTCCTCGACGAAGGCATTCGGACTCAGGGGCAGATCGAGTTCGGCATGATCAAGGCTCGTAAGCAGGTGTCCGATTTCATCCCTAGCCCTGGTCAGTTCATCGAGTGGTGCAAGCCTTCGCCCGAAATGCTCGGACTGCCATCGCTTGCGGCCGCTCATCGCGAAGCTGTCCGAAATGCTCACCCGAGCATGGCCGGCCAGGGGAAGTGGTCGCACGACGCGGTATGGCACACGGCCAAAGAGTGCGGGTTTGAGAGCCTGAACAAGCTCGACACTGCGCTCAGCCTCAAGTTATTCGAGCGTAACTACACGATAACAACTCGCCGTCTGCTTGATGGATTACCGCTTCAGCCAATGCCCAAGGCGTTGCCGGCAAAGGTTGATGGGCGAATCACCCCAGAAGTGGGGAGGGGGGCACTGGCCGAGCTCCGCGCCAAACTTGCGGGTGGCTCCCAATGAGTAAGCTCACCCAGGCCGCGCGTGATCGTGATTGCCAGGTTCGGTTCCCTGGATGTTCTTGCGAGCCGTCCACCACCGTCCTGGCGCACTACCGCCTGGCTGGTACCTGCGGCATGGGCATGAAACCCAACGACTTCCAAGCGGCCTGGGCCTGTGGCTACTGCCACGACATTGCCGACGGACGCCTGCGTACGCCCGGGGAGTTGACCAAATACGAGGTCCGCCTGTTCCTCGCCGAGGGCGTCATGCGCACCCAAGACATCCTGATCAGTGAAGGGAAGGTAAAACTTTGAAGCCATTCATTGCGAAGCCAGTGCGCGCCAGGTCCATCGACCGTGAGGACCTGGAGCAGGCCGCGCTGCTCAAGGAAGTCGCGCTGCGTTACCCAGTCGCCGCCAAGCTCATTTTTCACGTCCCTAACGGTGGGCACCGGCACAAGCTGGTGGCGATCAAGCTGAAAGAGCAGGGCGTGAAGGCCGGCGTACCTGATCTGGTGCTGCCTATGGCACGCGGCGGGTACTTCGGCCTGTACATCGAATTCAAGGCCCGGGCGCCATATGACGCCGCCGTCTCCCCGGCCCAGGACGCTTACCTGCAGGCGCTGACGGATCAGGGTTACCTGGCCATCGTCTGCCGCGGGCATATCGAAGCCATCGAGGCGATCCGGGCCTACCTACTTCAACCACAAACGAGGGCCGCTGCATGACAACTGCTGCCGTGAAAATCACCGACGCCGAAATAAAGCGCCAGGCCTACAGTGACGCGCTCGTTCTGCGCGACACGGACAACCGTGGCCTATACCTGCGCTTCACAAAGGCCCGTGACCGCGCCTCCTGGTACTTGGTAACCAAGAGGAAATGGAATCTGATCGGCAGCTACCCCGACTTAAACGCCAAGCAGGTGGTCGCAGCGCTCCCGGCGATTCGCCTGCGTCTGGAGGCGGGCGAGGGCACCAGCCTGTCGAAGTGGGCCACCGTCGGTGAGCTGCTGTCCTGGTACGCAGAGCGCATGGCCCGCGACCGCAATCTCTCGAGCAAGCGCAAGAAGACCGGCGCCTCGGCGATCAAGTGCCACCTGATTCCGCGCCTGGGTGAGTTGCCGTTGACCGGCGTCGACAAGGCCGCGCTGGACAGCCAGCTAATGTGGCCACTCCAGGAGACGCTGTCCATCGACTACGTGCGCCTGGTGTTCCAGCTCCTGGCCCTGGCCTTTCGCCAGGCATTCAAGCTGGGCCTGATCGCCTCCAATCCCATGGCCGGCATCAAGTTCAGCGACTTCTCCAAGGCCAAGGTCGGCATCAAGCCGTCCCGGCTGCGTGGCGTCCAGTTACCTGAAGTGCTCGAGCAATTGGCTGACGTGTTCGTCTCAGCTCCGCGTGACGCCATGCTGGCCCTGTTGATGCTGTGTCATGGTACCCGCATCGGTGAAAGCCGGTTGACGCAGTGGCCGCACATCAGCCTGGCCGAGCGCGAGTGGTTCATCCCTGGCGACCACACCAAGACCGGCGTCGAGCATCACCTGCCGCTGACCGAGCAGATGTGCGAAATCCTGAAGCGTTACCGCGACTGCCAGTACGCCAATGGCTACGCCGGGCAGTACGTGTTCCCGGCTCGCAACGGCAAACCACTGAGCGAGGGCCAGGCCAGTGCCGTGTTCACGCGCCTGGGACGTGGTGAGTGGACCAGCCACGACCTGCGCAAGGTGGCCCGCACCGGTTGGGCAGATATCGGCATCGACCACTTGATCGGTGAGCTGCTGATTAACCATGCCATGGGTCACAACGTGAAGGTGTACATCCAATCCGACGTGATGGGGCGCAAGCGCGATGCCTTGGAGAAGTGGCACGCGCATCTAGACCAGCGTGGCCTTGCCCTGATTCACGGGTTGACCGGCGTTAGAACGGGAGATTCCGGTAATTCGCTGGAAGCCACGGAAAACAAGGGCTGCAAGGCCATTCAAGAATCAACCATAGGCGAGGTTTAAAAATGATGAAAAAGAGCAGTGGCCCCGCCTTTGTGCGCCGTCAGATACCGATGACCGAGTGCCCATCCTGCTGTGGTGCTGGCCTGATCCAGGGTGTGTTTCATCAGCTCGAATGCATCGGCTGCCATTCTTCTGGCTTCGTCCATGCCGAAACCCTTGAGCCTCTTCTGATGCAGGACCTGGTTATCCAGCTGGGCCTGCTGGCTCGCCGCGGACGGAACCAATTGGCCGGCAATAACCCCGATCGCTGCATCATCGATGAATATCAGACACCGAACCGTCGCGGGCCAGGCGGTTCGTCTTACAAGGGGGATTGAGCCATGGCTATGTATAAGGACGTGATGGGCACCCTGGTGCGGGTGCTGGCAGCCGACAACATCGACAACAGCACCAAGCAGTCATGGCAGAAACTTATCGACGCCGATCTTCGCCAGGGCGGCACAGGTAGCACGCTGTCTGTGCGTGACAAGTTCGATTACGACTGCTGCCTGTACGCGCTGCTTCACCGTCAGCTTGAGCCTGCCCAGTGGGATGTGCTGGTGGCCAAGTACTCCACGCACAAGGCCAACAAGGTCGGTGCCATTGGCAGGTTGGTAGCGCGCATGGTTTCGCCGGCACCGCAGCTGTTCATCTATAAGGCGCTGACGGCCTGGGCCATACCGAAGCTGAAGGGCGTCCAGGTTGGCAAGCGTTCCACCGACATGATCGTGCTGCCAGCTGAGTTCTACGACATGAACACCTGGGATCTGGCTGGCTCCCCGGAGCGCACGCGCCGTAACTGGAGAGGCGGAATCCACAAACGTTTGGAGAAGCTCGAAGAACAGGCCGTGATCCATGCGACCGAGATATTCGACAGCGAACAAATCTTTGTAGATGCCGCTTGACCCATTGGCCGACTGGCCGTAAATTAACCCCATCATGTCGATCTTGCGCGTTATGAGAGACGACCCAAAATTATGAGCCCCGCCACTGTGCGGGGCTTTTTCGTTTCTGGAGTATCGGATGGATCCAAACGACCTCGGCCCTGGCGCCTTTGCTTGGCTGGGCGGCAGCGGCACCATCCTGCTCGGCGTCTTTCTCTGGCTGAGGAAGTTCCTATCCAGGGATGCCACAGAACGCGTCATGGACAATGCCGACATCGGCACCGTGCGGCGCCTGAACGAGCTGCTTGATTCGGAGCGTGTCGCTCGAAAAGAGGCCGAGGCCCGAGCCGATCAGTTCGCCAAAGAACGCAATGAACTGGCCGCAGCTGTAGGTCGAATGGAAGGGCGCATTGATGCGCTGACCAGTCAGGTCGCTCAACTCACTGACAAGGTGACATCGCAGAGCCAGGAGATCTCCCGGTTGCGCACTCAGCTTGGAGGTAACAACTGATGGAAAGATGCGCTATCAACTTCATCGCCCGCCATTGGTGGCGGCGATTCGAGGTCTGGGTCATCGCGCTCGCTCTCGTTGGTGGCGGCGCCATCTTCGGCTACCAGGCCGCTTACTGGTCTCTCGCGGAGAAGCAGAGCAATCAAATCACCGACATCCGCAAGGCCTACGACACCGCCATGGATGAACGTGACAAGCGGCTTGAAGAGCTGACCCGCAAGACTGGAACCGCCGCTGATAAGGCATCGAAGGCCGCAACAACTGCAGCTCAGGCCGCAGACAAGGCAGACGAAGCGCTTAATCGCGCTGCTCAATGATTCGGAGTGGATGCGGTTATGCCTTTGAGGCCAAAGAAACCATGCAACGCTCAGGGCTGCAATGTCCTTACCCGCAACCCTCGTTACTGTGATGACCATTCGGACATCGGCAAGAGTGCCGAGGCCAAGCGGAAGGAGCGGCAGCGTGAGACCAGCGCCCAGCGCGGCTACAGCTATAAGTGGCAGCAAGCCCGCAAGGCGTACTTGGCCAAGCATCCGCTCTGTGCCGAATGCGAGCGCCAAGGTCTCGTGGTAGCGGCCACTGATCTCGATCACATCGTGCCTCACAAAGGCGACAAGGCCGTGTTCTGGGATAGCTCGAACTGGCAAGCCCTTTGCCATCCGTGCCACAGCAGGAAGACGGCGTCCGAGGACGGCGGTTGGGGCAACCCAGCGAGAAATCGTGCGAATTGACTGAATATCACGCTCAAATGATCGTGATTCTCATTTGGGTAGGGGGAGGGTCAAAAGTCTGGGCTTTTTGGTAGCTAGACCGTCCCCTTGGCCTTTTTCTTACACCCGCGAAATTAAAAATTCAGGAGTTGCGCGATGGGAGGCACCGCCACGGTCGCCGGCCGTGGTCGCAAACCCAAGCCAACGGCCAAGAAAGCGCTCGCCGGAAACCCTGGCAAGCGCGCGCTGAACACAGCCGAGCCGCAGTTTTCCAAGATTACCCAGATCGATCCGCCCGAGTGGTTCACCCCTCGGGCCGCCACCATGTGGAACATGATCGTTCCGGAGCTGCTGCGCGAGAACGTGGTGGCGATCACGGACCTGCACAACGTCGAGGCCTTCTGTAGCGCCTACGACAACTGGAGGCTTGCGCAAGAATCGATACGGCTGCACGGCATCGTAGTCACCGGGGCCACTGGTGGGCCGATGAAGAACCCCGCACTTACCGCTGCGAACGAAACGATGCGCCAGATGGTTACGTTCGGTTCGATGCTGGGCCTGGACCCGGCCAGTCGCACACGACTGATCGGCGGTAATAAGGAGAAAGAAACCAACGAATTTGCCAACCTGCTGAGAACCTAATGACCAAATCTGCGCACCCCAATGTCGACAAGGCAACGGCGTGGGGACGGTCATTGCTCCGCGGTAAGGTTCCGGCGTGCCGTTATATCCACCAGGCAGTACAGCGCCACTTCGACGACCTGGCGGCCAGCCGCAAACGCGGCTTCCGTTTCAAGTTCGACCCTGCGAAGGCAGAGAAAAAGCTGAAGTTGATGCAGCTGCTCCCACACACCAAGGGCGAGTGGGCATTCAAACGTCAGTTGATCACGCTGGAGCCTTGGCAGCTTTTCGGCCTTGCTGTGACGTTCGGCTGGGTCAAGAAGAAGGGCGGCCACCGTCGCTTCCGTGAAAGCTACTGGGAAGTGCCCAGGAAGAACGGCAAGTCTGTTGTCGCCGGCGGCGTGGGCATCAGTATGTTCGTCGCCGATGGCGAGTTCGGCGCCGAGGTGTATGCCGGTGCGACCACAGAGAAGCAAGCGTGGGAGGTTTTCCGGCCCGCCAAGCTGATGGTCAGTAAGTCGCCGATGCTGATTCAGGCCGCCGGTATCGAGGTGAACGCCTCGAACATGAACATTCCGTCCGACTTCAGCCGCTTCGAGCCGTTGATCGGCAACCCCGGCGACGGCGCGTCGCCAAGCTGCGCCATCGTCGACGAATACCACGAGCACCCAACGTCAGCCCAGTACGACACCATGCTCACCGGCATGGGCGCGCGGCGTCAGCCTTTGATGTTCATCATCACCACTGCCGGCGCTGACATTGAAGGCCCGTGCTACGACAAGCGCCGTCAGGTCGTCGAGATGCTCGCCGGTACCGTGCCGGACGAGGAGTTGTTCGGCTGGATCTGGACGCTCGATGAGGGCGACGACTGGACCGATCCGAAGATGCTGGCCAAGGCCAACCCGAACCACGGTGTCTCGGTGTTTCAGGAGTACCTGGAAAGTCAGCAGGCCAGGGCCATCCGCTCTGCGCGCTTCGCCAACACATTCAAAACGAAGCACCTCAACCTCTGGGTGAGCGCCAAGGCCGGCTTCTACAACATGGAAAGGTGGAAAGCCTGCGAAGACACGTCGCTGACCCTGGAGCAGTTCGAGGGGCAAGAGTGGATCGCTGGCTTCGACTTGGCGCGCAAACTCGATATGAACTCGAGGGCCAGGTTGTTCTGGCGCGTCATTGATGGGAAGAACCACTACTACAGCATTGCGCCGAAGTTTTGGGTTCCCTATGACACAGCCTTCAACACCGACAACAAGCGCATGGCTGAGCGCTTCCAGGCTTGGATTCACTCCAAGCATTTGGAAGTGACCGACGGCGCCGAGGTCGACTACCGCGAGATCCTTGAGGACACCAAGAAGGCGAATCACCACGCCCCAGTGCGTGAATGCCCAATTGACCCGCACGGGGCTACGGGCTTAAGCCACGACCTGGATGACCAGGGGTTCAACCCGGTCACGATCACGCAGAACTACACCAACATGTCGGACCCGATGAAAGAACTGGAGGCCGCTATTGAGGCGGGCCGGTTTCATCATGACGGTAATCCGATCATGACCTGGTGTATCGGCAACGTTATCGGCAAGAACTTGCCCGGCAACGATGACGTCGTGCGCCCTATTAAACAGGGCGATGACAACAAGATCGACGGCGCTGTGGCGCTGATCATGACGATAGGCCGCATCCTGGCGAACGCTGAGGTGCAAGGTTCTGTCGAAGACTTCCTCTCCAGACCGATGAGCATGTAATGGCAGATACCGACTACAGCATCGACCTGCGCACGCGCAGTCCCTTCTGGGCGCGTATGGCGAGCTTCTTTGTCGGCGGCCGCCTGGTTACACCTGAAAAAGGTTCACAGACAGGCCCAGTATCAGCCCAGGGTGTTGTGGGTGATTCGGTCGTCAACGATGAGCGCTCGCTCCAAATCGCGACCGTGTTCGCTTGCGTGCGGCTTATCTCGAGCGTGACAGCTTGCATGCCACTGGACGTTTTCCAAACCAAAGGCGAAGACAGGGTAAAGGTCGGGCTAGATAACCCGCTGGCGCGACTCCTTAAATACCGCCCCAATGACTTCATGACTGCCTTTGATTTCCGTGTGGCCATGACTATGCAGCTTTGCTATTACGGCAACGCCTACGCACTGATTGAGCGCAATGGTGTTGGGGACGTAATCAGTCTAGTGCCGCTCATGTCTGTGAACATGGATGTTCGCTTGGAGGGTAAGCGGATCGTTTACCGATATCGCCGCGACACCGAGTACGCAGATTTCAAGCAGAGTGACATTTTTCACCTGAAGGGTTTTGGTTTTAACGGCCTGGTCGGCCTTTCGCCGATTGCTTTCGCAGCGAAGACCGCCGGTGTAGCCGTTGCGATGGAAGATCAGCAGCGCGACTTTTATGCCAACGGTGCCAAGTCCCCGCAGCTTCTTATGACAGGGGATGGAAAGGTTCTCAACAAGGATCAGCGGGCGCAAGTCGAGGAGAATTTCAAGGAGATATCTGGCGGGCCAGTCAAGAAGCGTCTCTGGATATTGGAGGGAGGTTTTACGACCCAAGCCATAGGCGTGAGCCCGCAAGACGCTGAGACAATGGCTGCCAGAAAGTTCCAGGTGAGTGAGCTGGCGCGGTTCTTCGGCGTGCCACCGCACCTGGTGGGCGACGTTGAAAAGTCAACCAGCTGGGGCTCGGGTATCGAGCAACAGAACCTGGGCTTTCTCCAGTACGCGCTCGACCCTTACCTTGAAATCTGGGAGGGCTGCATTCTGCGATGGCTTGTAAAGCCCAGCGACCTCGGGGTGTTCCACGCTGAGCACAACCGAGACGGGTTGCTGAGTGGTGACTCAACCGCCCGGGCGAATTACCTAAAAACGTTGATTGATACCGGGCTGCTGACTCCCAACGAAGGCCGGCGAGTCAGCAATAGGCCAAAGCTGCCCGGTGGCGACGTCGCCACACGCCAATCGCAAAACGTGCCGCTTGATCAACTTGGTCAAAAGAACCCCGCCCCTGGCGGGGTTTAGTTTTTCTGGAGCTACCCAATGGCAAATATTCAAAAGACCTTGGCGTTCACCGAGACTCAAATCAAGTTCTCCTCGGATGGCAAGGTTGGTGTGTTCGAGGGGTACGCCAGTGTTTTCGACGTCATCGACTCGGACGGCGACATCATCTTGCCCGGCGCCTTCAAGAAGGCTTTGTCTTCGCAAAGCCGCCAAGTCGGTATGTTCTTCAACCATCAGACCTACGGCTTGCCTGTTGGCAAGTGGCAGTCGCTGGCGGAGGACAGCAAAGGTCTTTTTGTTGGAGGCGAGCTGACGCCCGGTTTGTCGGTCTCCAACGACCTCCGGGCAGCCATGGAGCATAAGACCGTCGAGGGCTTGTCGGTTGGCTTCACGGTCCTCAAGGACGATTACGCGGTCATCGATACCGGCCGGGCATTTAGCAATGTCCAGGCCCTGCGAGAGATCAGTATTTGCACCTTTCCTGCCAATGAGCAGGCGACCATTGACGCCATGAAAAGTATGGAATCGATCAGCACCATTCGCGATGTAGAGCATTGGCTGAGGGATTCGGCCGGTCTTTCGAAGTCGCAAGCCCTGGGCCTTATAGCCCGGATCAAGTCCGCAGTTCGGAGTGATTCCGAAGGTGGCGAAATCACCGCGATCCTGGATCGCATCAAGTCATTCCCATCTGTAGGAAATTAAACCATGTCCGAATTGGCCCAAATTCAAAAGGCAATCGAAACCGCGCAAACGAACATGACTGAGCTGTTCGAGGCGCAAAAGAAAGAGATCACCGCCACCGGCGAAGTGAGCAAGAAGATTCAAACCGATCTGCAAACAGTGCAGGACGAACTGAAAACGGCCGGCACCCGGTTATTCGACCTTGAGTCGAAGCTTGCCAGCGGAACTCTCGATAACCCTGAGGCCAAAAAATCGTTCGCTGAGCGGGCGGCCGAAGATCTGAAAAAGGGCTGGAACGGCTCTACGTCCGGCAAAGTAGCCGTGATTAGCTTCAGCAAGGCGCTCGGTGCCGGCGCTGATTCTGCTGGTGCATTAGTCCGCCCCCAGCAGAACCCCGGCATTCTGATGCCCGGCTTGCGCCGCCTGACCATCCGTGACCTGCTGGCGCAAGGTCGCACGACTTCCGACGCCATCGAGTACGTGCGCGAGAACGTATTCATCAACAGTGCCGCGCCGGTCGCAGAGGGCACGCTTAAGCCAGAGTCCAACCTGACATTCACCAAGGAAACGGCCAACGTCAAGACGCTGGCTCACTGGATCCAGGCTTCTCGCCAGATCATGTCTGACGCTCCGATGCTGGAATCCTATGTGAACGGTCGCCTGTTGTTTGGTCTGGACTTGGTCGAAGAAGGGCAGCTTCTCAACGGCGATGGCACCGGTGACAACCTGATCGGCCTGAACAAAGTGGCGACCGCCTACGACACGACGCTCAATGCCACCGGCGACACTCGCGCTGACCAGATTGCACACGCGATCTTCCAGACTAGCGAATCCGAGTTCGAGGCTTCGGGCCTGATTTTGAACCCTCGTGACTGGCACGCAATCGCGCTGCTGAAAGACGGTGACGGTCGTTACATCTTCGGCGGCCCTGCGGCGTTCGCCGCCAAGGTCATGTGGGGGCTGCCTGTTGTTGCAACCAAAGCGCAGGCCCAGGGCACTTTCACGGTTGGCGGCTTCGACATGGCTTCGCAGATCTGGGACCGCATGGACGCGACTATCGAGATCAGCAACCAGGATCGCGATAACTTCGTGAAAAACATGCTGACCATCCTGTGCGAAGAGCGCCTGGCGGTCACCCACTATCGTCCTACCGCAATCATCAAAGGCGCATTCACGCCAGCGGCATAACCTCGGGAGCGGGGCAGGAAGCTGCCCCGGAATCAATATGAAAACGATTCGTGCACTGCGGCAGTTCTCCCATTACCACGCGGGCAACTTCGATCAGTTCGAAGAGCGGCCGGTGACTGATGAGATCGCCGACGCCTTGATTGGCATGGAGCTGGCTGAAGAGATCGATGCAGCCAGTAGCGGTTCAACCGAGCCACCCAAAAAAACGAGTAGCAAAAAATGAGCATCCCCGTCACCGATCTACTGCCGATTGCTTTGATGCGCAAGCATCTGCGCGTCGACCACGAAGACGATGACGACCTGATCGAGCTCTACGCTGAATCTGCGCTGGACTGGGCGCTGTGGTACTGCGACAACCCAGCGCTCAAAGCGGTCGCAGATTTCCCAGCTTCGTTTAAGAACGCCCTGTTGCTTTTGCTGGGGCACTCGTACTCGACTCGCGAGGCAGTCGTGATCGGCACCACCACTGCGGAATTGCCGATGGGGGTTGAGTCATTACTGTGGGCTTCCAGGAACTGGCGCGGCGTGCTTGATCCCGTGCCTGAGGAGGTGCCATGAGAGCCGGACAGTTAAGGCACCGCTGCATGCTGCAAAGACCGAGCCGCGTGAAAAACACAACCGGCGGTTTTGACGTCGTATGGGTTGACCTCGGCAAGATTTACTCGGAGATCACCCTTCCCACCGGGCGAACCGCTCCAGTTGCTGAGCAGGTGAAAGCGCTGGTTACCGCCGAGATTATCGTCCGACCCAGGGCCGATGCGGTTGCTGGCAATCGCCTGGTGCACACGACGAACGGAATCGCCACCACCTACCTGATCGAAGCCGCTCTCCCGAACAACGAGCGCGACATGCTTCGGCTGCTCTGTTCAAACGTACCCAATCCATAGAGGTGAATTATGAAAGTTGTTGCCCTTGGAACCCTGTCTGGCGCCACTGGTGACCGAGAGAAGGGTGATGAGTTTGTGGTCGATGCCAAACTCGGCGCCGATCTTGTTGCGCGCGGCCTGGTAGAGCCAGCACCCGAAGCAGCGCCCGCCGCTGAGAAGCCGGCCAAGACCAGGGAGTAGGCCATGGCCGCCCGCCGATCGCGCATCTCCGGTGACTTCAAGTTGCGCCGCACGCTGCGCAGCATCCACGCGACCATGGATAACGAGCTGGCGCCGGTAATGCGCGACAGTGCCGAGCGGATTCTCTCCACGATGAAAAGCCTGATCCCGAAAGACACGGGAGCCGCCGCTGCTGCTCTGACGGTTTTCGTTTCGCAAAGCGGCCTTGACGCCCAGATCGGTATCAGGGGCAAGAAGAACAAGAAACGGTTCTTCTACATGCGGTTTGTCGAGTATGGGACCAAGGGCTACTCCGGCAAAAAGCGGTCCGGCGGGAGGAACCGCAGGCCTACAAACAAGGCTGATGGCGCTAACTTCTTCGGTAGGTATCCGG